TACGAAGCATCAAAAGAAACAGGATTTTGTGTTGAGACGATACGTAGAAAATGTAAAAACAATAATGATAGTAAAAATATCTTTAAATATGAAAATACCGAATTTACATTTGATATTAAAAAAGGTAGAAAATTAAAAATAATGAGTATTGATAATGAAGGAAACGAAAAAATTTACGAGTCAATAACTGAAGCCGCAAATGATATTAACGGAAATCCTTCGGCCATAGTTCAGATCTGTAAAGGTAAACAAAAAAAACATAGAAATTTAAAATTTAAATATATAGAATATGATTAAAATAACTAAACTAAACAAAAAAGAGGATGTTTACGACATCCAAGTACCGGAAACATCTTGTTTTTATGCTAATAATATACTAGTCCATAATTGTGAAATTTTCCAAACGACGGACGAGGAAACCACAGCAATCTGTACGTTATCATCAATGGTAATAAAGAATTTTATACAAGGTGGTAAATTTAATCACGAGTTATTATTCCAAGAGGTTAGAAAGGTTGTGAGATCGTTAAATAAAGTAATTGATATAAACAACTACTCAACTGAAAAAGGTAAAAAGGGTGGTCTAGAACAACGAGCAATTGCTATTGGTGTACAAGGACTTGCGGATGTTTTTTACTTAATGGATTATATCTTCACATCAGAAGAAGCAAAACGACTTAATAAAGAAATATTTGAAACGATATACTATGGTGCGATTTACGAAAGTAATCAACTATGTATTGAGGGTAAATATAAACCATATGACTATTTTGACGGGTCACCGATGTCACAAGGTGTGTTTCAATTTGATATGTGGGGGTTAAATGAGGGTAGTTTATTTTGGGATTGGTCAACATTAAAAGAAAACGTTAATAAATACGGTGTCTGTAACTCACTATTTACGGCTCAGATGCCCGTAGCCTCGTCGGCAAAAATTACCGGTTCATATGAAATGACAGAACCAGCACATTCCGCAATATTTAATAGACGTGTTGTTGGGGGTGAAATTACGATTGTTAACAAATATTTAATTAATGATTTTGAAAAAATTGGAATATGGTGTGAGGATTTAAAGAATGAAATTATTATGAACGAGGGGTCAATCCAGAACATTAATTTCAATAATTATCTTGATCCAGAAGATAAAAATTATATTAAAAGGGTAAAAAGAATTGAACATCTAATACCAAAATATAAAACAATTTGGGAGATATCACAAAAACAACTTATTGATATGGCAACAGATAGAGCACCTTTTATTGATCAATCACAATCAATGAATATCTATATGGCAGACCCAACACTATCAAAAATCACATCATCACATTTCCATTCTTGGGAAAGCGGTTTAAAAACATTGTGTTATTATGTTAGAACAAAGGCTATCTCAACTGGAGCGAAACATTTGGCTGTAGACATTACAAAAAGAGAAACACCAAAACAGGAACAACCAAAAATAAATTATACAAATATTAATTTACCACCAAAACCCGAAAATTCTGACTTTGAATGTTTTGGATGTTCATCTTAAAATATAAAAAAACCACTAAATTAGTGGTTTTTTTTGTTATAACGATATATTTATAAATAAAAAAATATGAAAAAGATAATTAGATTAACAGAATCAGATCTTACAAGAATTGTAAGACGTGTGATTAAAGAACAACAAACTGGAACCTCAAGACATTATTTGATTGAGGGGCCTCAAGTTATTAGAATGACAATACAAATACCAGTTAGTAAAAATGAACAAACAGGTAAAGACGAGGTACAAAACAATCAAAAAATATTTTTTACAGCATTTAATGATAAGGGAACAAATGGAACTGCGTTAACAGCTGGGGGTGTACAGACCATAAAAGTAATAACTTTACCTAATGGTGTAAAACTTAATACTCTATCTTCAACAAAGGACAGTGCTGGTAATATAACGGGTTCTATCGCTCTAACGGATCAAAAATTAATACCATATTTACAGACTTTAATCGGTACAAGTACAAACGTCGCAAATCAACAAACACCTATTTCATATGTAGGATCTGAAGGCATAGTGAGTGGATTCGCGGCACCTGTTAGTTTTATTGCTCGGGATATTTACGGAAATAAAACACCAACAAAACCATAATAAAAAATTATGAAAAAATTTTTAATAACAGAAGAAGAAAAATCAAGAATACTTGGTATGCACAGAAGTGCAATTACTAGAGAATTTTTAGGTGAACAAGGAACTCCAGCACAAGCAACTCCAGCACAAGCAACACCAGCACCAGCTGCGGGTACACCAGCACAACCAGCGACACAACCTAACCCAACATTAGATCGTTTAAATCAAATTATGGGTACATCATTACCTCAAAATGCAAGGAATGAAGATGTTATTAATGCGTATAAAACATATTTGGGTACTGATATTAATGGTATGGTTGGTAAAACTATTGTTGTGTTTAAAAACCCCAACATAACAAGTCCTGGTGCTATTGCTTCTGAATTTATTATTGGATCATTATACTTTAATGGTACTAATACAAGATGGGTTTGGAACACACCAATTAAAACTAACTTTAATGAAAATGACCAAGAGAATAATTACACCGTTACAGATGGTGTTAACGCAATAAGAAAGGGTGTAAGTTTATTTGTATTACAAGGTCAATTTAACAAAGACCCTCAAAACCTTGCTTATGTAAAATCAAGATTATACCCAAATGTTGGTACTTTTGGTATGGTCGCAAAAGATCAAACACCATACTCAAGTTGGGTAACTAAAGCAAGTACACAAAATACAGACACAGGATTTTTTACTATAACACCATTTATTGCCGGTGCCGGTGCACAATTGTCATCAACGATTACACCGATTGCGGTAACACCAGCAACACCAACTAAACCATAAAAATAAACAATAATATATTTATAAATAAAAAACAATGAAAAAAATAATTAGATTAACAGAATCAGATCTTACAAGAATTGTAAGACGTGTGATTAAAGAACAAGGTGTTAGAACTCTTGTACCATTAACAATTTCGGTACCATTTAGAAAAGACTCAACAGGTCAAATGGTTTTTGACCCAAATTATCAAGTTAAAATTTTTGCAAAGAATGGTGAAGGGACAGAACAAACTAGTTTGGAAAACTACACAAAAATTGTAGGTCTCCAAATAACAAGTGAGTTTTTTGTGAATCCAGTTACTAAAAAAGATGCTGCGGGAAATATCGTAGGTTCTTTTTCAATTGGAGATCAAAAAAAACTTGGATCTTACTTGAAAAACCAAGTAGGAAAAACAACACCTTTTTCGGATCAAAGTATTTTAATAACTATAGGTCAAGTACCTTCTGGTTCAACAATAGTATACGGTGGTGGAACAAAATTTGTAATGTACGACACTGGTGTTAAAGTAGCAACACCAACAAAACCATAATAAAAAAAACCCATCTTTTGATGGGTTTTTTTTATTTTAAGAACCTTTTACAATTATAAAGTCTGAGAATTTGGTTAACTCAATAAAATTATCTGTGTTTGAAAACCAAGTTACTTGTTCGTTATTTATATCTGTATTAATAACCATCCAAATATTATACCCCTCTATTAAAAACTTAACTAAGACAACACCATCCTTATCATCAAAGGTAATTTCACCCTCACTCAAAACAATGTTGTTTTTGATGTGTGTGAATGACTTGTTTGTTAAATCAATATTATATGTACTATTAACTTTTCTGTACTCATAATCTAAACTGTCGTTGTTGATAAGATTAAAAACACTGGTGTCATAACCATATGTGTCAATAACACCTGACACCTCAATTTTAATAACTTGTGAATTAACAGAAGTTGTAAATAACAGACATAAAATAAAAATAATTGCTTTCATAATACTTGGTTTTTAAATTGTTAATACATCAAAGATATATATATTACTAAAACAAACGTAAATTTTAACATTTTTTAACAATTTGTCTTTTATATAAATATTTGAGAATGTTCCAGAACACAACAACATCTTTTTTCTTTATATAAAACAACCAACCATTATATTTATTAAATATGGCAAATGGTGTAACATATGGGATAAATTTTCCTTTTAGAGATTCTTTTAATGGACGTTATTTAGATTTATCTGACACTACGGATGAAGAAATTAGAACTGATTTGGTACATTTATTATTATCCAGAAAAGGAACAAGATATTTTTTACCAGACTTTGGTACGAGATTATATGAATATATTTTTGAACCATTAGACGGACCAACGTTTGCTGATGTTGAATCTGAAATTAGGGATTCTGTTGAAAAATACATACCTGGGATTCAGATTTTAAATATTGAAATTAAAGATGCTTCTGAGGGTGAAGAAAATAAAGGTACATTTATTAATTCACAAGGTGAACGAGAATATACTGTACAAGGTATTGGTGAAAAAGAACATACGGCAAGAATAAAAATAAATTATAGGGTAACAAATCAAGCGTTTGAAAGTACAGATTTTGTTATTATTAATATTTAATAATTATGGCAGAGAAAAAGATTTCATATACGGCTAGGGATTTCCAAACGATTAGAACGGAATTAATAAATTTTACACGAACGTATTATCCAGATTTAATCCAGAACTTTAATGATGCTGGTGTTTTTTCTGTTTTAATGGATTTGAACGCGGCGGTAACCGACAATCTACAATTCCAAATAGATAGAAGTATCCAAGAAACCGTATTACAATACGCACAACAAAAATCATCAATTTATAACATAGCAAGAACATACGGATTAAAAATCCCTGGTCAACGACCTTCTGTGGCGTTAGTTGATTTCTCAATTACAGTACCAGCCTTTGGTGATAAAGAAGATTTGAGATATTGTGGTATATTAAGACGAGGATCACAAGTATCTGGTGCTGGACAACCATTTGAAACTGTTTATGATATTGACTTTGCATCACCATTAAACGGTGAGGGGTCACCAAATAGATTGAAAATACCAAATTTTGATTCAAATGGTAAGATTTTAAATTATACAATAACAAAAAGAGAGGTTGTTGTTAATGGAACAACAAAGGTATTTAAGAGAGTTATTACACCAAATGATGTAAAACCTTATTTTGAATTATTCTTACCAGAAAAAAATGTTTTGGGAATAACAAGTGTTTTATTAAAAGACGGTACACAATATACAACAATACCTGAACCTCAAGAATTTCTTGGATTGGATAACAGATGGTATGAAGTTAAAGCGTTAGCTGAAGACCGAGTATTCATTGAGGACCCAACAAAAGTGTCAGACCAACCTGGTGTTAAAGTTGGTAAATATATTACAACTAACACTAAGTTCATTAGTGAATACACACCAGAAGGTTATCTAAAAATGACATTTGGTGGTGGTAATGTTTCGGCTGAAGAACAATTACGAGAATTTGCAAGAACTGGTAATTCATTTGATTTGAATAAGTACTCAAACAATTTAGCACTAGGTGCTGCGTTAAAGTCAAACTCTACTTTATTTATTCAATACAGAATTGGTGGTGGACAATCAACCAATCTTGGATCAAATGTGATAACACAGATTGGTACGGTTTCGTTTTTTGTTAATGGACCATCAGAAACAATTAATAAAAGTGTTATTAATACATTAAGATGTAATAACGTGACAGCGGCAATAGGAGGGGCGAACGCACCAACAACTGAAGACGTAAGACAAATGGTTTCATTTAATTTTGCAGCACAAAACAGAGCGGTAACAATTAATGATTATGAATCAATAATAAAAACAATGCCGTCACAATTTGGTGCACCAGCAAAAGTTGCGATAACTGAAGAAAATAACAAGATAAAAGTTAAAATGTTGTCTTATGATAGTAATGGTAATTTAACCGATACAATATCAAACACACTAAAAAGTAATTTATCAAATTATTTATCAAACTATAGAATGATAAATGATTATATCTCAATTGAGAGTGCAAACCCAATTGATTTATCTGTTGACGTTGACGTTGTTTTAGACGCTACACAAAACCAAGGTGCTATCATATCAAAATTAATTAATATTGTAACAACATTCTTTAGTCCAACAAATAGACAATTAGGACAAAACGTTAACGTATCTGAATTAAGAAGAATAATCCAGAACGAAAATGGTATTGTGAGTATTTCAGATTTAAGGTTCTTCAATAAGGTTGGGGGTCAGTATTCTTCATATCAGACATCACAAAGGTATTCCGATTTATCAACAAAACAAATTGAATTAATAAATGATACGATATTTGCTGAACCAACACAAATTTATCAAATCAGATTCCCAAATAAGGATATTAATGTTAGGGTAATAAACTTAAAAAGTGTAAATTTTTCATAATATTTATTGATATGAAAATAATAATAACCGAAAATCAATATAAACTAATCAAAGAAAACGTTTCTTTAAAAGAGAAATTAAAGGAATTGATGAAAAAGACTGGATTTGAATCAACGATAAGAGTTGTTGGATCTTTGGATAAAACGTTTGAAATCTTTGACATTAAAGAACCAATAGATTTCTTAAACTTGTTTAATGATCTGGAATCAGTTCAGAGTGAAGAAGAACCAAATTGGGTATTGTATAGATATAAAAAAGGACATAATTTTATGATTTACGATAGAAAAAATGGTTATGTTTATATCAATTATGATGAAATCTGGTCAGTTTTGAAAGACAAATTTGGACTTTACTACTCTGAAATACAGAGACTTACAAAGATATGGTTGGATGAGGTCTACAATTTAAGGGGAGTCACACCAATAGAGTCTTATCAATAGATAAAAAGATTGTTGGATGAGGTCTACAATTTAAGGGGAGTCACACCCGCCATCAATTTCTTTTGAATAACATGGATGTTGGATGAGGTCTACAATTTAAGGGGAGTCACACCTGTTCTTTCTCACTCGCATTCTTATATGAGTTGGATGAGGTCTACAATTTAAGGGGAGTCACACCGATTAGAAGAAGTTGGAATCGTGGTTGATAGTTGGATGAGGTCTACAATTTAAGGGGAGTCACACCACATAGATTGGTTAATTGATGAATTAGAAAGTTGGATGAGGTCTACAATTTAAGGGGAGTCACCGTCTATTGTAATATTTCCACAAAAAAGACATTTTTGTGAAACAACACCAATCTTTTACTTTTTCACAAACAAGATTATTTTTTGAAAATAGGAAATAAACTATTTATCAAAAAAGAAGAAATTAATGCCCAAGTCATATAGAATAAGAACCGAGATTGGTCAAGACAAGTACGTAAATGTCAAATTAGAACAAGATTTTGAACAATTAGAAATATTATCACTTAAAATAAATGAATCCGATATATACACAAGAGTTTGTTCGGATTATGGTGTTATTGTTGGTCGTGTTTTGGTTAATGGCGGATTTGGAGTACCAAACGCTAAAGTATCTGTTTTCATACCGTTATCAGATGAAGACGAGTTAAACCCATTGATTTCTGAATTATACCCATATAAAAATTTAACTGATTTAAATGAAGATGGTTATAGGTATAATTTATTACCAAAAGACCCCTCTTATACAACACACGCAGCAACAGGCACGTTCCCAACAAGAGATGAGGCTTTGTTAGACCAATCGTACATTGAGGTGTATGACAAATATTATAAATTTACGGTTAAAACAAATGAAAGTGGTGACTATATGATATTTGGTGTACCAACAGGAACACAAACAATTGTTATGGATGTTGACTTATCCGATATCGGATGTTTTTCATTAACACCACAAGATTTAATTGACTCTGGCGTTGCCAACCCATCACAAGTTAATGGAAACACTTTTAAAACCTCAACAAATTTAAATGAGTTACCACAAATTAAAACTTTAAATAAGATTACTGAAATCGCACCATTTTGGGGTGATGCTGACATTTGTCAATTTGGTATAAATCGGCTTGACTT